CAATTGATATTAACCCCAATGGTTGGATTTTTGGACATCCGTTAGAGGGTTATAAAAATACGGAATTTAGTGATCCTGAATATATTTCAAAACACAAACTAAAGTTTGTACAAACTCCTCAGATAACGTTCTTTAGTAAACGCAATAAAAACATCGAGATAGAACTAGGCAATTATGTAATAGAAACTTTCTCAATGACAAAAGAAGAGTATGTGGAAGCATTTTTGTTCAAGTGGTTTTTAATCCTTGTGCATAGTTTAGGATGGGCTAACTATACAGCAAGCAAATGTGGTGAAAAGCGAAGATCTTTCTACCTTAAGTTATACGATTGGATTAAGAATAATGATTGCGTTTTACAAAATGAATATAATGTGACAAAAAGTCGACTTTTAAACACAGTCAATACTGGCGACTTCTGGGGAAGGCAAATGTTTGGAGATGAAGATATTTATTGGGAATACGAAAGCGCTAGCTGTATAGTAATAGAGAGCAATAGACAATTGTTTTATAGAGACCTAAAAAAATTTGTTGAACATTGTTACCCTGAGTTGGATAATAACATTGTAGATCAGAATGATAATCAGGTCATATCATTTAGCCGTAAATATAAATCAAAACAAGAGTATAATTCATTCCAGGATTTTTGTATAGAAATCTATTGGTATGGTAGACGCAGAAAGGCATGGTTGGTAAATGAATAGAATAAATTCGCATACAGAGTGGGGAACCCTTAAGGAGGTCATACTAGGTAGAGCAGAGAACATACACATTCCTTTAACAAAGGGAAAAGATATACATTGTATAGACTATGCTTTGTATGATACCGTAGAAGGATTACCTGGCGGTTACTATTCTGAACAAATAATAGAAGAGACTAAAGAGGATCTCGACCTTTTCCAAAATCAGCTATTAACTTTAGGTATTAAGGTATTAAGGCCTGAAATATTTGACAGCGGTAAACAATATGCGAATCCATACTGGCAATCGGAAGGTTACTACAGTTATTGTCCCCGTGACAGCGTATTAGTTGTAGGAGATTTAATATTAGAAACTCCGATGCCGTTAAGATCAAGATATTTCGAAACTTTTGCATTTCGAAAAATTCTAAAGCAATTTATGAGTGAAGGCTCTAAATGGCTAAGTGCCCCTAAGCCGGAATTAATGGATGAACTATATGACAAATCGGACCTTACCAGACCTACATTAAGAAATATAGAGCCTGCGTTCGATGCTGCAAATATACTTAGATGCGGTAAAGATTTAATTTATTTGGTAAGCAACACAGGAAATGAGCTAGGTGCAGAATGGCTAAAAATACTACTAGGCGATTCTTATAATATTCATCTTGTGAAAGATGTATATGCATATGTTCATATTGATACAACTATTATGCCTTTAAAACCAGGAGTGGTATTATTAAATCCAGACAGGGTTCATCCTGGTAATGTTCCTAGTTACTTTCGTAACTGGAAACACCTATATGCTGCACCTGCTGTAGAAACACCTTACTTGGCAGATTGGGCGCCATCCACGCATTGGTTAGGTATGAATGTTTTAAGCCTTTCGGAAAACCTAGTGGCTGTAGAGAAATCCCAGGTTAACATTATCAAGCAGCTAGAACAGGAAGGTTTTGACGTTATGCCTGTTCAACTAAGACACTGTAGAACATTAGGTGGTGGTCCTCATTGCATTACATTAGATACTATTAGAGATGACGAGTACGGAGACTACTCTTGATAGAGACCATAGATATTAAAAATCAAATTGTTATAGATACAATAAGGTTATGTGAAAAGTTGTCTTTTAAACAAAGTACGTTGAGGTATAAGGGGTTCCAGGAAAAAGATTATGATTATTATCTAAATTATTCGACTAGTCCTGAACACTTACAAGAGCTTTTAAATAAACAAAATGATAGCCCTATCCATTTATATGCAGTTAACTCGTTGATTGGAGAAAGCCAAGCGGGTACCTACCTAATACAAAGATTAAAACCTTTCCTTAAATTTGATGATTATTATACAGCAGGATATGATCCGTATGGTTTTGTAGGATGGCATACTGACACAGATATATCAGGCTATTATATTATGATGACCTATTGCCCGAAAGGCGATGGATTCTTTAGATATTATTTGAATGATAATATAATAAATCTTGTCGATACGCCTGGTTGGATGACACGAGGTATAGAAATACCTGATAGGAAAGATATAGCTTTTTGGCATTGTGCTGCTGCCAAAAGCAGTAGGTTTACTTTTTTATTTGTGTTTAAAAAGTTGGAAAAATATATCCTAGCCAAATCTATTTTAAGCCAATCACCATAAATCTTGTAAACTCCCAGTTAGGATATTTAAATTTTAACTGTCCTTGGTATAATGATTGACTAACAGGGTACCTTGCTATAAATTCATCTAAACTGTTACATATACTATGATGCTCACTATGAGGCATATTGTTACTTTGTAAAGCAACTGTTGTACCAGAGGGAATATTATTCCACCATTGATCAGATTCAAAATGTTCTATTGCAGTATTAACAATTAGGTCAACTTTAAATGGATGAAGATTATTGCAATCTTCAGTATGTGCTTTGAACTTCCAATCTTGCCAGACCCAATATTCGTTTAATTTATCTGCTATGATTTCGCAGCTAGGGTCAATGTCATAGCTTCTAATTTTACCTATATGTATATTATTCCTAGTTTTAAGCAATAGCGGCAAAACTCCATACCACCCCCCATAAACCCATATGGTATCTATTATGTCAAATAGTTTTTCTAGTTCTTCACATAACCAAAGTTTACTACCTATTTGTCCACTACTAAAAGAATCAAAATTTAATGTCATTTTAAGCCTATTTGTTGTGCAAAGTTTATAGCTTTTTTTCTTCTTTGAGAATATTGAGCAAAAAAGATATCACTATCCTTTCGTAGGCTTTCCTGATTTTCTGGAACTAAGTTTTCATTTAAGAATGTTATTAATCTGTTAAAATGTTCGTGTTCTTCTTTCAGAAACTGTTGTTTATGCTCATCATAGAACTTTCTGAATTTATTAAGATAAAACAAACGCTCATCTCTTGTTAATACATCAAGGCTTTGAAACCTGGGCTTGTCTACCATATTAATAGAAATGTAAGGCCTAACAAGAGTTCGTTTTCTTAGTTCGATAATATCTAAAAATAATTCATCTAATGTCTGCATAGCAATCGCACTACAAGTTGTACTAACTGTTACTAGACGAGCAGTACTATTACAAAGTTTTTCTAGATTAGTTAACCATTCTGAATATACCATGCCATCTCTTATAAACTCTGCTACTTCACCAGCACTTTCATTGCTTACATTAACTCTTACGTTAGGTAGTTTTTTAATGTTATTCAAGAACCTTCCTATAATTGTTGGTTTTTGACAAAGATTTGTATGGATCACACATTCTATATTAGGATTCCTTTCTGTCATTGTACTAAACAGCCTAAATACTTCTTCGTGCATTAAAGGCTCACCGCCGGATACTCTAATACTTTCTAAGGAATCTGCGATGCTATCAAACCATTCCCAAAACAAGGTTAGATCCGGTGGTTCTATCATTAGGTCTATTTCTTTAAGATCTTTTTGATAATGCCTTCTATCGTCAGTAGTAATGTCTGTGTAAACACCATTAACTCGTATATCATTTAACCAGCTTGTGCTGAATTGTGGGCTACAATAACTACACGCTAGGTTACAAGTATTTTGAAACGCAAGTTCTAATGCCTTAGGTTTAAAAACATAACTAGGATCTTTATAATTTTCGTAACTAAGATGATCATTGAAACTCATACTCTTACGAGTTCTATCACTTTTAAGTCCTAAATTTTCAAAGTTCCAACAACTATTACAAGCTTCGGGCTGATCGCCTGCTATCATCTCTTTTTGTTGCTGTCTTTTTTCAGGAGGATTATAGAATGTATCTACTGTATTCCCAACTTGTATGAATGGTGTGTAATGGCAACTGGCTATCTTACCGGAGTAAACCCAAATACTTGCTTCGTGGAATTTAGCCAAACACATAGTAGGACTTATTTCTTGCCTAATTTTTATGATTTTATCTAAGTTCATTAAAATTTATAACCCTGAGATTCCATGTAGTCTTTCATGTCTAGATGTTCAGGAAAGACATCAAAAAATTTCTCATTACGTAAAATATCATATCGTGACATATGGGCATGAAATTCACCCGATGGAAATGAATCTTTGGCATTAACTTCACTAAGCATAAAGTCTTTGGCTGCACTTAATTTAACCAATGCCCATCCACTTGCGTTCTTAGAAATCATCCATTCTAGATGTTCGTCGAAGGCCTTAGCAAAGGTGTGTTTTTTCCATTCTGGTACATTTTTCATACAAAGATGTGATGGTGTAATAAGTTCATTAAGAACCACGTCGTCTACATTAATATAGCCTAAATCTGTCCATTCCTTGTGTAAATCGAACCAATTTAGTAAATTTACCCAACTTATAGTAGGACTTAGCATAAAACATACATTAGGACATTCTTCTAGCATACGTTGCCTGTTTTTTACAATGTCAGACCATATTGTTCCCTTACGCCAATATTCACCGCGTTCATAACTTGCGTCTATACTAGCCAAAACTCTTACAGTTTTAAAATTTTTCCAATAAGGTACAACATCCCATTTTCCTAATTTAAGTTTACTAAAATTAGTACTATATCTTATTATACAGTCTGTATTACCAACTTCAACTAGTTTTTCTAAAGTTTGGTAATGTTCCTTTTGCATCATAGGTTCACCACCTGCAAAATAAACTTCTAGTAGATTAGAGAAATGAGGTTCCATCTCTTCATACGCTTGATCTTCTGTCTTACCTGGATAATGAAAACCTACATTTAAATTAGGGTTAATAGCTTTTTCGTCTGCTGCGATTGATGTACTAAAATGGCTACCACAGGACCTACATTTAAAATTACAAAGATTGTTAAATCTTACGTCCATATAAAAGAGCTTATGTTCTTTAACTGATCCGTCTTGTTCTGTTTTAGCCACTATATCTTTAATTTCAGGTTTGGCAAAATAAAAGTCGTTCATAGAGTTTTTCATAGGTGTAGATCTATCATTACACCATGTACACTCAGGTCTCTTTACTCCATTAAGCAAATCTAATCTAAACTGTTTTGTCTTTTCGTTATTCCAGATTTCAGCGAGAGTATTATCTTTAAGGTTGCCTAACGAATGTGTGTATTCATAAACGCAGCAGGGTTTAACATCACCCGGTGGGCCTATATATTGATGGACCCACGGCGCCACACAAAAATAATTATTACTTTCAGTTTTCTTTATTGGATCCCACTGTGCCATTTATTTTTCCATTAATGTTAAAATAGGAGAGAAGGTTTTTTTATAATCAGTATTCCGTATGGTATCTAATCTAGTTAAAACGTCAAACCCATCCTGCAATAAGTTAGTCTTATAATAGTCATTAATATAGTTACTCATAGACGTTTCATAGACTTCTTTAAAATGGTTAAAATTGAATGCCTTATTAGGATCTAATACTGTTAGATCGCAAGCTGACATTCTTGACATCACTTCTGTTTTAATATTTTCTCGAACTTCTGGTTTTATATTGTCAATAGAATAATACGGAGGATAAGTCAGTTTAGTCATGTTGAATCCTACAAGATTAACTGTATTCTTATACACCCATTCATAAAAATCGGCGATATGTAGACAATTCATCCAACTCAACGTAAGATGTATACTGGGCCAAAGGTTTGATAATTCTCCGCCTAGTTTATCGTAGCGCATAATGTTTTCTTTTACAACTTGCCAGTTTGCCCCAAATCGTAAATGATCAAAGTATTCCTCTTGTCCATCTATACTCATCTGCATTTGAATAAACTTGAACTTACTACAATAATATTCAATCTTATCAAAATATGTTGTGGTATTTGTAGTAAGATTAATCATTACATTCTTAGCATATGGTTGTTCACATAACCAATCCATGAACTCAATAACTGTAGGATTTATACTAGGTTCTCCTCCAAAAATATCAAATCTTACACTATCAAATTCTTCCTTATCTAATAAGTCTCTTACAAACTTAATTTTATCAGGCGCTTGATTCATTATGCGTACAAAACGTTTCTTTGCGGAAGAATCTAAGTTTGGATTTAACTTAGCATAATCTTCGATCCATTTAGAACTGCTAGTTGGCCCACATGTTGTGCATTTTATGTTACAAATATTATCGAAGCAAACACCTACTACAAATAATTTACCATGTGCCTGATAATAGGATTGATCATATTGTAACCTATGACTCCATGTAGCCCCCGATTGTTCCATATCAATACAATACTTACAGGCCTTGGCAATATCTACTTTACTAATTTTATCCCTATAATCATCATAGCTTATTGCATTGATAGGCTCTTTATGAAAACAACAAGGGGCGTAACTTTTTTCCGCGGTTGAAATGTAAATGGCATTCTTGTGGGCAAAGCAGTTTTTAAAAGGTGTCAAATCCATTTCAATCCCAATCATTAAATTCCGGAAATATTTGCGAAAAGTCTTTATTTCTACGTTTATCGTACTCGTTGATAAAATCAACAAACTGATCGCGCAAGTATGATCTTTCTTCATCGAGCATTGATATATGTCTAGATTCCCAAAAATCGTATACCATTTGCCAAGTTTCTCTTTCTACATTTTTTATCTTATCAGAACCTACAATAAGTTTGTTAGTTTCCTGAAAGTATATATCGCAATAATCAGGCAATAGGCGTAGGTCAAATTGCCTAGGATTGATAAGTCTAGCACAGTTAAACATTATATCTATGTTGTCTTCGCGCAAAGTAATTATCTTATTAACAAACTCTGCAAAATTAAAAATGCTCATTATTCCAAATGTAGTCATCACTCTTATGGGCACATGGAATCGTTCACTTAGCATTCTTACTGTAGATTCCCACTTGTTAATATCTAATCCGTCTCTTATATATTCTGCCTGTGGGCCCCAAGTATCCATACTGGTATATACTTCTAATCCCTTTATAGACTGAGAATCGATTAATTTTTGAGCCTTAGTAAAGAACAAATCCAAATTCTTTTGAGGCACACATAAATTTGTATTAACAACTAATGTTAGGTCCTTATTTTCATTTTCTGCTACATAATCCAGTAATTTTACAAAGTTACGCATCGTTAGGGGTTCACCACCTGTAATTCTAAGATATCTAAGATCCTTGTAAATGTTAGGTAACCATTTCCAAAATGCCTCGATGTAAGGATTTTCTTCTTCTAAAATCATATCATGCATTTTATCTTTATGTACGGTGGGATCATCTACTGGGTAACTACCATATTTCCTAATTTCATATTCCCACCTACTACTCTGTCCTGGGCTACAATAGGAACAGGCAAAGTTACAGGTACTTGAAAAACTTATTTCCATATATGAAGGATTAATATGTCTGTCGTATGGACTATCTAGTATTTCTTTAATCCTTTCTAATGACCAAGTTTCATTAGTAAACCTTTTTCTATCGCTAATGACAGCAGGATTAATCGACTCCATATCAAAGCAATAATTACATTCTTCAGGCTTATGCCCTTTTAACATTAACTTTCTTTGTTGTATTTTATGGGTTGTATTGTGTAAAGTACTAGGATCAAGTTTTACGTCATTCAGGTTCCAACGATGTATAGGCGGATGATAACAACTATGATTTTCTCCCATACCAAAATGCATAGTAACCATTAGCCATTTTGCAGAGCAGAAACTATCTTTAATCTTAATTGGTATCATGTTGTCTCTTTATTCGGTTAATAAATTCTCTTTCTATTAAAAAATCATTAATAACTTTTAATTTTTCATCGCTCATTATTTTTAAGTATGGCGCGAACACACTCATAGTATAATATTTTTCCATTCCATATTCTATATTTTCTAAATAGTGTTGTCGAAATCTTTCAAAGGATTGGTCATCACCTATTTTCACTGAAGGCGGTGTTATACCATCTTTAAAATATTCTTTAGCTAAGAAGGCATAAAAAGTAAACTCACTGCTTAAATCTCCCTGTACAAACAGATCTTCAAATAGAGATCCCTTATCTAAATATTCAAGTAAAGGGTCAACTTTGATTTTATACGGAGTATTAGGATCGGGCATACGAGTTATCTTAGGTAGATTAAGTTTAGCGGCGTATTGATTTATAGCCGTGCTCCACATGGTTAAATCCTCTGTAAAGTCTCCATTACCTACCATGTCATCCCAAACAGATAAATTACAAGGTTTGATAAAAAAGTTTTTACTATCCAGTATAAGGTAATCTCTTTTAATAAGTCGAGCAATGGCAAGTTTTTCAAGCTGCTGCATAAAACTACCTGCATGAGATATTTTTGTTTGCTTTTTAATAATATGCAGATTGTGTCCACGGTAATAATGACCCAGCTGATCCAACCAGAAATTTATGTTAGGCCTGAATTCATTTATTAATATCCAATGATTACAGGGTTCTAAATATTTCCCAATAGATTCTGCCTGCAATTTCATAAGGTCTAAATCTTTAGAATAGGTTATCGTTACAAGATCTATCATAAACTTTCAAATACCAAATCTAAATGAGGTAGATAATCCTTATAATTTAATTTCCTACTTTGGTCTAATGTGCGTAAAAAATCATAGGCTTTTTTGGTAAGAGTAGGATTATGCTCTATTTCGAGTTTCTGCATAAGTTCACTATGTTTATTAACATCTAACTTACCTACATAGTAATACCTTAGTTGTTCTTTAAAATCATCCGGGATAGCGGAAAGACTAAGGTAGGTTGGATATAATACATAATTATGGTGCGGTACCTTATTATACCTAGTTTTAAGCCAATTATAGACTTCGTCTAAGTTGTCTATGTTTAATAGACTAACAGTTTGGGTTACATGCCATTCTACATTATCTAAACTGTTTAATTTTTCCAAGCTAGATATTACATCGGTCCATTTAGTAGGCCATCGAATATAATAATTTCTATCTTCTAGGTCGTCTATACTACAATTCACAATAACCTTTTTAAATTTAGTCCAAAGTTCTATTAGCCTATCTGGTATACTCATTAGGTTTAGACTATAGACTAATGTAACATTACCTGACTTATTTTGATCTATAAGTCTATTAAGAAAATTAAAGTGTGCAGTAATAAGAGTGGGTTCACCACCATTAATATAGATTTCTTCTACATTTTTGCTTACTTCAAATAGATTATCATAAAACTTTGTATCTTGGAACCATTTAAAATTTTCTAAAGGTCTCAACTCGAACCAATCTAATTTTTTAGAAATAAATTCCTCATCCTTATACCATTTACTACTACTGTAACTATTACAAGTAATACAGGCATTGTTACACAAATTACCTAACCTTAGTTCGATGTACCTATAATCGATGCTTTTAATAATACTAGATTTATCAAGTAATGGTATAACCTTTGACCAACGTTTATTTTCATATTGTCGTTTGCTCTCTAATCCAAGGTCCTCATCTTTCCAACACCCTTCACATTCAATAGGCCTTGTCCCTTCTAACATTTTACTTCTTACTCTCGTGAAAGTTTCAGAGTTGACAATTTCTTCTAAGCTATTTTTTTCCAGTGTCAATAAATCTTTAGATCCTGTAGACTTGGCCCAACTAATAGCATCATTATGATTACTTCTACAGCATAGGCTAACACCACCGTTAGGGTGTGATGCCAAGTGTATCCATGGTAAAACACAAAAGGTCTTAGACATCAAAGACTCTTCCACCAATTATACAGTCTTTTATTTTCTTGATAGATTGTACCTAGATTAACTTTTGTATTATTACGTATTTTATCTAGCTTTTCTGTAAATAGTTTCCCCCTATGTGCTGCTTCAAGATAAGTTTCGGGCCATTCCTCCTGATGAGTTTTTCTTTTATATTTGAGTGCTTCTAGATTACCGATAAGGGTTTCTTGTTTCCAGGTTGCTCTAGGTTTTATATAATCTAAAATATCATCTACCATGTCGTCCAATATATCCCGAGGCCAACTCAATGGAGTCCACATGATATCAGGGTGAAAAGCAAAAGTGATTTTAGTTTCAATTTTAACATTTAATTTAATACTTAGATCAAATAGTTCTTTAATGCTAAACATACCAGGAGCAGTGATGGTAAGATCTAATACCATTCTATCTTCACCGCCGGGTAATTTAAGTCCTTCTTTAAAATTCCTAAGCCATTGATCCCACTTAATACCTGTTCTTATATATTCAACAATCTCACCTGTACCATCGATGCTGGCACACATCATCCAATTTTTAAAATGAGGAAGATAGTCGTATAAGTTCTTTTCTCCAAATTTTACTCTGCTCAAATTACTATTATAGCGTAGGTAACAATTTTTAGCACTACCATTATTCAGCATTTCTTCCAATGTCCACCAATGTATATCGTACATCAGAGGTTCCCCGCCTACCCAGTAGATTTCTTCTACTATACCTCTACTCACCGCATCTTTAAATTCAGGTTCAACTACCTCTGCTGTAAAATTTTGCATAGCAGACTTTATTTCAGACACCATAAAAGGTTGTTGTTCAGGTGTCCACATCTTATGTTGACGTTTTTCTGTTTCCCATGTGGAACTCAGTTGTTCTCCACACATACGACATTTGAAATTACATAAGTTACTAAACCTATAATCAAAACTTATAGGCTCCATTGTGGTATAACCTTTATCATCCGTGGAGTCAAAAGCCTCTTGAATTTTATCTCTAAACAGTGTGCCTGTAAACCATCCCCGATAAGAATGTCCTTCCATCAGTAAGTTTTTATTGCAGACATCGCATTGTGGTATTTCTTCTCCTTTCATGAGTTTTACTCTTATATCTCTCATGTAAGGACTATTCCAGTGTTCATGTAGGCTAACAGGATTATAATCCTGTAAACTTGTTTTGCTTTCTTTTACTTTCCCGTATCGCTCATCATTGCTACTATCTATATATTGTTTTTGAAAACTATGCTCTTCTCGACTGGCACAGCATAGTCTACGTTCACTTTGCGGACTAATGTAGGTATGAGTCCAAGGAGCCATACAGAACACTTTGTTGGGACTATTTTTATCAGGTAAACCGTTAGCGTGCCAAATAGGAATAACTTTATTTGGCTTTTTCCCAATCCTACCTTTATCAAATACACTATTAACCATTCTGTATAATAGCGTCTAGTTCTGGCCAAATATCGGCAAATTTTAAGTTACTGTGCTGTTCGTAACTATTAATGAAACTTCTAAATTTTAAATCTATAGGATCATGTGTTAAATCATTTAGTATTTCGTCTTTTCCATGTTGTAAAAAGTTTAAACCGTAAGAAACATTTTTAGTTAAAGGATGTTCTAATAACTCGCATACTTTATCATATGCAAATTTCCTAACAGGATCACTAAACTTAAAAAGATTCAGCTCTTCAGGACCTATTAGTTGCTGCCAATGTACTTTAGCTTGGTATTCTTCAGCGAGTTTATAAAACTCTACTAATCTATTAGTGCTCAACAGGCACCATACACTAAAGAAAAACAAACTTTGATTTCCAGCTAGGTTAGATTTAAGAATGTCTAGATTCTCTCGCATTTTATCCCATTTAGCGCCTCTTCGAATAAACTCAAATGCATCTCCAGACCCTTCTAAACTAATAGACCAAGTTACATTTTTTCTTGTCTTAAGGATATTGTAAACTTGATTGTTCTTTAAATCAATGGTTAAGTTTGTGATAAAGCCAATATCAACATCCTCATTGAGAGACTCTAAAAGTTGCACATTTTGCTTATGCATCATAGGCTCTCCACCTGCGACAATAATGGATTCTACGTTTTTACCATTGTCTTTAATATAATTTAAAATATTTTCGTGGTACGGTCGTTTTGCAGGATTGATAGGAATACCTTTTATCTTTTCCCAAGTTGTACTCCATTGCTCATTACAATACACACAACTTAGGTTACAAAGATTGTTCCATCTAATATCTAAAGAATACAATTCAAATAAGTTTGGATCCTGTAATTTATAATCGGGAATAGTAAACTTATCAAAATAACTCCTTTGACTAGTGCTGCTTAATCTCTCCTGTTCTCTGCAACTATGACAATATTGATTTTCCACTCCACTAATGATGTCCTGGCGTAGTTGTTTTACAATAGGTTTGTTTAGTATATCCTCGATATTCTCTTCTTTGATATTACCCCAGTCTGCATACCCTGAACAACAACATTTTACACCACCACTTGGGTGCAAAAATAATGCTGTCCAAGGTGCCTTACAATAAAATTTATTTTCTGTCATATTATTTCCATTGTATTTGCCCAACTATTGGCATATGACCATTAGGATCCCAGGAACCTACTATTTTTCCATTAAAATCTTGACCATGATTCATAATATGTTTATAGGTGTGAGAGAATACATTATTATAATGATCCAGGTCGTCATATCTAAAACTAGGACTAACTGCATGACAGGTAAATCCGATATCGTTATGCATTGCTATTAATCTCATCAAATGTAGAGCATAGGCCTTTCCTCCTGAATAGCCTGCTAAATCCGTCCATTTATCATTTTCAAATGTCAAGGCACAATTTGTTGTCATAAAAACAATTTTACTTGAAGCGTGTAACTTATCGTAGACATTTTCTACAGTAACATGTGGTATAACTACTTGAATGCGTAAGGTTTTATAATATTCGTATTCGCTGGGATTATTAACAAAAACTTTACCATTAGGATGTCCTGCATGATTTTGATTAAACAAAACCAAATCTATACAAGGTAAATCTTTTACTAGATCCTTTATTTTTATTCTTACATCATCTAAGTCGTCATAGTTGGCCCAAGAGTAATTAGGATCATTGTATTGATGATCTATGTGACTTAATACTTTTACTGCATGACCTTCTTCTTTTGCCTTAGAGACAAAATCATTGCCAAATTTACCTTTAGTTCCACCGCCTAAAACCAATATATTCATGTTAACCTCTATAAATCGGGATTGAAAAATGCGTCCGTACTAGGATCTTCTGATGGATGTATGGGAATAACACCCGTTTTAACTTTATATTTACCAGACAAGATTTCCTTTTCAGTAGGCACATCTGCTTTTATACTATCAAACCATTCTACAAATTCTTGTGGAAATGTAGACCTAAAATCTTTGTTTCTTCTTATATCATATTGACTGTAGAAATTCTTGAAATCAAGTTGCTGCTGTGGCATGTTAATTACATTTTTGTGCGGAGTCTTGATGATATCTAAGTAGTCTATTAAACGCTGTGTTTGTTCGCGTTCGATATCCATCAATACAGGATGATCATGTCCGTTAGCCTGCATAATTTTTGTGTTCTTAGCTATTTGATCATCCAACCAATCCTGTAGTTTCTGTTTATATTTTTGTCTTATACTAACAGGTAACATTGCACAACTTTGGAAACTAGGAAAACGTAATATATTCAAGCTCATAGTAGGATAAACAGTTTGATGTTTAACTTTAAAATCTAGTATGTCGTCCATAAATTCAGTTATACTGGCTAAACATAAACTATTAATGGTCATCATTAAATGAGTTTTCTTTACGTTACCTTCTGTGTGTAACCTATGTAGGTTATGTAACCATTTTTTATAATCTAATCCATCTCTAATATATTCGCCATGTGCGCCTATACTTTCTCCGCTAGTATATATTTCAAGATGTGGCACATAATGACTATACTCCAGTAGCTTATCCATTATATCGTCTTTGGGTACAAGATTGCTATTGATGGCATAACGAAGCACACCACCATCCGGTCTATTTTTTACTCTGTCCTGATTATTCTTAAACCATTCGAATAACTTCCATACACCCGGGGCCATTAAAGGTTCACCGCCGGTAATTCGAATTTCTTCTAGATTATCTGCAAGACCCTCCTCCCACCAACGCCAAAAAGCCTGTGTATATGGATTTTCATCATCAGGAATTGGTTTAGCATGGGGTGCTTCGTTAATAAAATGACTGCGAGCATCTCCGTTAATATTACGATATGGGCCATACTTATGAATATCTCTCACCCATGTAGTGCTGAAACTAGGATTACAATATGAACAGGCAAAGTTACAGGTACGATCGAAACTAATCTCTAATGTCCTGAGCATGGTATTAGTATCCCATTTACTATTGGCAGCTTCTATAATATGTTCATCTTTAAAAACAGCTGTCTTGTAAGCACGATCACTAATATTATTTCTTCCAATATCTTCTATCTTCCAACAATATTCACACTCTTGCGGCCTGACTCCAGCCTGCATCATTTTACGCATTAATTTTTTGTGCTTGGTATTATGAATAGCACTAGGGTTATCAATAAGTTCTTCTGCGTCAATTTGGTGTCCTAGCGGATGGTGACAACTTGTAGTCTGTCCGTTCCCTAACCATATGGTTGCGTTAAGCCATTTAGCAGCACAAAAACTTTCACTTATAGGATCAATAATCCTTACTTTATATTCTGCAAAAGACTCATTATTTCTAGGCATATATGCTCCTACTTAAATTTTTACATTGACCATAAAACCTTGCCATTTCAGGAAAAGTCTCACGGAAATTTAGATTCCTTCGTTTATCATATTGTTGTATCCATTCATAAAACTGTTTCCTATTCGTACGTAGAGTATTATTGTCAAAAGATTCTTCCATTATAGAAATGTTTCTCTCTAACTTTAAAATTTCGTGCGGTTTAAATCCTTGAAATGTAGTCAGATAGTTTTTATCTTGTTCATTATTCTTCATGAACTCTAAACATTCTTTAGTCATGTTTATTAGATCAGGGGTAGCGTTTCTCACATCTAACCAATTAGGATAATTTAATAATGGAATATCAAAGTATATACGCTGAAACTTCTTCTTTTGAAAACCTTTCGGTTTGAGACTATAAAATTTTTCTACAGGATTAAGTTCAGGTAAAATAAATTCTTCTATTTGACCAGCACCACCGAACTCAGTTCTTAGGTCTAATATTAACTGAAGATACCCTTTAAGTCCTGGTATACTTAAAAGGTTAAAAGTATTGATAAAACTAATTGTACTAAAACGTGTTTCTCTTAGAAAGGTTTTAATATTTTCTACCATACGATCAAATTCTAATCCAGTTCTTATATACTCTGCCTGAGCTCCTACACTATCAAAACTTACATAGAGCCAAAAATGTTTTACACCTTTGTCATAGTATAAAAACTCTTTACCTGGAAATGTATCCTTATCCACTAGTTGTTTGACAGTTTCAATTTGTTTAACTTTATTAATGAACTTGTCATAGAGTTTTTGATCAGTAGGACAAAGATTACTTGTTATGCTAAGTTCTAATTTATTATTAGGATGCTCAATAACATAATCTAATACCTTAAATGTATTTTTATCCAGTAAGGGTTCACCACCTGTCATCCTAAATACACGCAGTCCAGGATATAGATCCGGCCACCATTTCCAAAATGCTTCTACATAGGGGTTATCTTTGTTAGCAACCTCGAGAGGCATGAATCCATCTTTCTTTAAAAAAGAAAGATCGTTATGTACATAATCTAACACCTTATAAGGACCAAACTGTTCTATTTCTTCTTGCCAGGTTGTACTAATATGGGGACTACAGTACATACATTTGAAATTACAGGTTCTATTAAAGTTAACTTCTACATATTTAGGTAAAACCTTATAGCTATGATCTTTACCAGTTACATCATCAAATTGATCAACAGCCCACCATTCACTTGATTTATAGTGTCTATCGCTAAGATGATTACCTTGCCCTGCATCTTCAACTCTCCAGCAATAGTTACAGCCTTCGGGCCGTTTTCCAGATAGCATTAATTTACGCTCTTGTTTCTTATGCGCTGTATTATGAAGCGCACCAACATCACGCTTAAGTTCCGTAATAGGAATCACATGCGGAGGGGGATGGTAACAACTCTGTGTAGTGCCATTTGTAAGATTAATACTTACTTGTAACCATTTTGCAAGACAAATACTTGGACTAACTGTGTCCAATTTATCCCGCATGAGCTCTGCTTTTTGATAGAACTCTGTAAAACCATAATTTTTTCTATTAGGGAAATTGTAAACAACAAACTTTGTCATATTATATTATACTGTTCTATATACCAATTATACAACCATACTCTGTTATTAATTTTAAGTAATTCATCCAAGTTGTTTTTATGTTTTTTATAATAGATAACGCCATCCAAGGCTCCATGAACAGAATATTCACCAAATGGTTCATTAGCGCCTTTACTACACCAAACATATAATCTATTTTTACTGTCATTATCAGTCGGATCTTTATCTAAGTTTGCGCTAAGTTTTACAGCCTCTCTAAAAGCACTTCGCCACACACTGAAATTATCAGTATTAAATGCGGTAATACAACTAACTGTATCTATTACATTAACCTTAGGAGATATGGTTGTACTTAGGTCTAACGTGTCCCAAGTTTCTGCATTTTTTATTTTTTCTTTTGAAAATAATTTCACTCCTCCATAACCATAAGTCAACCCATTGATAGGATTTTGGCTTTGCCATAGATAAGTAGCATCACGATCAAATATTCCAGGCTGAAACTCAAATTTCCAATCATCAACCAGCCATGCATCACCGTCTACAACATAGAAAACATCAGTTCGTGCTACTTTCGCAGCTTGTTTATGTGCTTCAAATATACCTCTAACATCTTTAACACGTTTTGCCCACGGTGCCTTGTCTAAGACTCTTTTCCAATTTTCTTCTGCGTTAGGCTCTTTATAACTAATAAAGACCACATCAAGTTTTTTAGGTAGACGGAATTCTACTTCTTCTGCATCTTTATCGCCTATGGGTTCTTCTACCAGTTGTGCTTTGACAGTCCAAATCTTCTCATTCTTTTCATTCACCCAGTACCAGATGTGCCTATACTCAAAATCATAATAAGGAATATTGTAATCTATTTTTATATCAATATTAGGTAAGTCAGTATTCTTTTCATATGTTATTACCGGACTAACATCATCGATTACCTTAGCACCTTTTATCTTATCTGTGTAGGCAACTTTAAATGCCCAGATAGGTTCTACAGCATTTTGGCAATGTCTAGGATCAAGCATCCAAACATGCTCATATGAGAAGTCATAGTAAGGCACAATATAATCTACATCATTATAACTTAATACCGGTAGTTCCGGATTAAATTCTATTTGGGCAATAGGATCTATTTCACCGTGTTCTTTTGTACCTAAAATTTTACTTACGTAACTTAGTTTAAAAGCATAGATAGGTTCAGGTGCATCAACACAATGTTTCTTATTAATAAACCACAAATGTTCATAAACAAAATCATAGAACTTAGGATAGAATTCTAAATCGTAGTTTAACTCAGGTAAGTGTTGATTATAGACAACAGTTACAGATGGACTAATTTCACCTACGACTTTCTCGCCCATAACATTTTCTGTAAATTTAATACGAAAAGCCCACATACCTTTGTCATCTATTAAATGCCTACGATCTAATAGATATATCATTTCATAGTTAAGATAGGATAATGGAACTTTTATCGATAAGTCATAACTCAATTTAGGAAGAGCTGGATTATATTCTAATACAGGTTCAATATTAACTTCACCTTGTTTTTTGTAACCAACAGCAGTTCTATATGCTGGTATAATTTTTACTACCCAAATCTCATCTTTTGTATCTATATATTCATCACTAAGAGTATAAACATTTTCATAAAGTAGATCATAATATGAAGGCATCATACTATCCAAGTCCAGATCTAACTCAGGTAAATCTGTATTATATTCGACTTTTACCTGCGGCGTAACATAACCCATGTCTATTATACCTAGAGTAGGTCTCCCTATGGGTTTACAGTTGATTGCCCATACCTTGTCTTCTAATGGATTGAACCTAGGATCAATATACCAAACTAGTTCGTGCTGTGCCTGCCAACTATCTGGTTTAAATGATCCGAAAATATCATCTTCAAAGATCATTGCCCTATCAAAGTCAGGATTCTTACGCCATACAAACTGTGGGATTTCTATTTCTAAGCTAGTATATCCCTTTTCAGGCCGCCACTTGGCAGGAAAATATTTGGCCTGCCATTCTCCTTGATAACTCCATACAATACAAGTATCTGTTTCTGGAATATTGTCAATAAAATAAAATGGTCTGCTATCTGCTACCCAAGGGTTCTGTACAAGAAAAGGCACACCCTTAGGACCTGCACGTTTAAGTGCGAGATCATACAGTTCTGGATCACCTGTCCATTCAACCTGTTTAACTATTTCTTCATCAAGAAGGTAACATTCTGTCATAATATAATAATTATGCTAGATATTTGTGCAGTGTAAATTTTTTATCGTTCTTGTGTTTCTATACTAGCGGATTGGTCACCTTCATAAAATCCGCCACCCCCACCCGGTGGAGGCTCAACTGGTATAGATTGAAGCACTGTACGCACTGCCCCTTCTTTGGTAAATCCCCTAAACCAACGTGTTTGGCTACCATCACCCTCTGCACTGCCAATATTACTCTTTCTTACAGAACGTTCACTAAAATAGTATAACAGTTCATGTGCATAATATATAGTATCATCTGACACTGTGGGATTACTGTTGAAGGTTATAGTAAGCTCACCGGATCCATTATCATCTACCTTTATCATCCAGTTATTTTGATAATAGTATTCATAAGGGCGTCCGGTTAACTGCCAACTTTTAATGAGATAATCTTTACTATAGTAAGTTCGAGCTGTGCCATCTGCCGCTATGGGTATACGATGTACATCGGCCCAATTCAAATATGGGACAGAAGGTCTATAGGCATCTCTAGTGCTCCATATCTGTAGATTATCAGAAGTTCTCTTTAGAGTAATAGCTATGCCTGTTGGTCCGTATTTGTCTCCAGAAACCAACCATCCAATCTTTCTAGTACCTGCTTCTATATAGACTGACCCAGTATCTGTGCCGGAATAGTTACCAACTCCACTGAACACAACCACATCATCTATTAATAGGCTGTAAGAATAATCTCCGGACACAGTCCAAGTATAATCTCCTGTGGTGGGCACAGAAACAATATAGTTTCTACTTACCTCTATATTTCTAGGCCCACTTTGTTCTAATCCAGAATATAGGCTGGCACTGCGTATCCATACCCCATAGTCTTGGAAAAATATCCCAGACCCCGAATCTGTTTCACTAGGGTATACTACAGGGCCTAGTGTATATAAGTTATCACTGTTGGTAGTTAGGTGAAAGGTTTGAGCATAGGCCCCTGAAATGGTAGACCCATTGGTTATCTGGAGACTACCGTCTGCTCCAGTACCAAAGCCTATGGTTAGGTAACGTTGGTCTTGTATGATGTCATAGCTAAAACCTATAACAGCATTGGTAGTTTGTATGCCACTGATCCAACTACCTAGGTTGGCGGTAACAGCCACAGGTATAGCTAGGGTTACTGATATAGGCACATTTACTACCACACCATTTATGCTGATGTTCACTGAGCATACATATACACCATTACTCTTACCCGCAGGATCAAAGGCTATTAATGGCCCAGCTTGATAATTAGCATCGAGAACAAAACTGCTGGCCTGGGCTCCGGTCTTGTTTGGATACCCAGGGTCGTAGCTAGTAGGCCCTGTATAATATGTACCATTAAACTGATTGATAGTCAGTAGGGACGCTGCATATTGAGTGCTGGTTAAAGTAACTGAGATAGCACCTGGGCTGACTGTATAGTAGTAATCTGGTCCTTGCACAGTTTGATTAGTCACTATGGTAATAGCGCCACCGTCGTTGTCACTGGCTATGGTGAGGTTATTAGTATATGAACCCTGTTGATTTGATGTATAGGCCAGCCCAAAAGTCCTTGTGGCGCCCGAGGGTATTGTGGTTGCACTACTGCCACCCCATAGCCCTGAGTAGTTGGGTATGGCGGTTACCCCATTTGCAGTATAGGTGATACCACTAACAGACACAGGGCTATTACCACTGTTTACCACAGTTATGGTACTAGTGGTAGAGGTGGAATCCTGATTAAATGTAAAACTGGCGGAATCTATGGTCGCTGATATGATTTTGGTGGCCCTAGGCGGCTCACTGGGAATAACAGGGTCGTCATCAAAGTTTTTAGTGACCACAATGGTAGAGGGTAGGGGTGCCAAGACACCAGTGAACCCACCCACGGCTACATCACCCCTACTGTATTCATAATAAAAATCATGCCTAGGGTAGAGGCCCACTGCGCCGCCTGTATGATCTAAATGTAGTGTATAGGTTATGCTGCTACTTGAACGAGATGCACTAAGTTTGATATGCTTACCTAACGAATTGCCAGCCAATACTGAAAAGGTTGAAGTCCAAACATAGCTAGTTAGACTGCCCTGTGCATATAATAGAGTATTTGTGTTAGTATATTCACTCCACCCATATGAACCATTGGCTAATCTACCATCAGCTTCCGCTATGATGGTCTGCCAGCTCCCATCTGACCCTGTATAACTTAGATCACTGCGTAGTCGACTACCCAGGTTGAAAAACTGTCGCATGGCCGTAGATGAAGGCCATGTTATAGTTAAAATATGCTCCAGGTCTGTACCAGTCCAGGCTATACTTCGTGTGCTAGAGGTCAATGAACTGGTGCCTAGCTGAGAAATAGCCACTGTGCTGCTGTTAGCAAAGGCAGTATTGACAGCAGCCGTAAATTCATTTATGGCATCCACGCTGGGCACTGTTGAATCAAAGATACTGGAATCAAAAATAGTTCCCGTTTGATGTACCTGTATCTTTTGAAAATCATTTACCAATAACTGCCATTCTGCTGTGGTAATACTTTGCCCTGCTATTCTATCCACACTGGTCAGACCACTAAATCCATAACCATCTGTGAGTATACCCTCTATTTGATTTTTAATGGTGTTATAAAACTCTGCAAATACAGGAGTAATATCAGTGATTGGATTAATATAGGTGCCCGCTGGTAATGCTATGGGTGGATTTACGGTGATAGCATTAGCCAATAATAGGACATCACCATTGTCAATATGGACTGCAATGGTGGCCGTATATAATCCAGGAACACTGGCTATATTATTATAGTCTGCTGTAAAACTTTTACTGGCACTACTGGCTATATCCACATCACAGGTGAACTGCGTGCCCGTGAACGCCGATGACCCTCCAAAGTTTGATAGGTTAAAACTATGGTCAATGGTGTTAGGAGTATCAAATACAAACTTTGTAACAGCTATGGTACTAGGTTCATTATTTGTTATAGTAAAAGTTTGGACTGTCATATTAAGTTAGACCTGGAGTTGGAGTTGGCCCCTGTGACCTAAGTTCTGCAGAAGTTTTCCAAGGACCATTTACATTGGTCACTACACTGAAAAAAGCCCTAGAAGTGTTTAGCCCTACTACCTGAGGGGTGGGTGCCGGTGTTGGACTAGGTGTTGGAGCAGGTGTAGGACTAGGTGTAGGTGCCGGTGTTGGACTAGGTGTAGGAGCAGGAGTCGGTGCTGGTGTAGGTGCCGGTGTTGGACCTGGTGTTGGACTAGGTGTAGGAGCAGGTGTTGGACTAGGTGTAGGAGCAGGAGTCGGTGCTGGTGTAGGAGCTGGTGTTGGGCTGGGTACCGGAGTTGGACTAGGTGTGGGTACTGGAGTTGGACTAGGTGTTGGGCTAGGTGTGGGTGCCGGAGTGGGGGTTGGTTCTGATAAGGTTATCAACTCTGATGTTGCCTGTACGGTGCCATTATACCCTCCGGTCAATAACTGTAACTGGCTGGTAGTTCCTGAAAACCCAGACTGTAATTCACGGTCTAAAACTGCAGGGCTGGTGGTAGTTGTAAAGCTGGCCTGAGTTACTCCATCATCAAATGCATTACTCAAAGCAGAGCCTACTTCCTTAACATATAGAGTAGAACCAACAGGTACATTGGTAAATGTTATGGTAAAGGTCACTGTTTGACCAGGTGTAAGAGTGGTTGTGTCTGCTGTAATATTAAAAGTAGGAGGGGAAAATCCCAGTGCTAGTGTAGGTGCGCCTGCTAATCCAGTAGGATCATAATAGTTATGATAAACACTAGCCGCATCCGGCGTTAAGGTGTTAGTGCCCGAAATTGAATACCCTTGCGCAGATAATAATGATTTAATCTGTGTTTGAGTTAGGCTGGGATTCATTTCCAACCATAGACCAATCACTCCACTTACATGTGGTTGCGCAAAACTTGTACCGTCTGTAGATTTACATAGAAAGTAGTTACTGTTTCTATTATCTCTTATTATTTTCAGAGTAGGAAGATCTCCCACCGTGCCCGAAAGTTGTCCTGTGCTACCAAAATAACCTGTACCATCTAGGTCCCATGGTGTAGCACCTGGGTAATGTATGCTAGCAGAAGTTCTGCTAGGCGCCCAAATATCAATACCCGGACCTCGGCTTGACCTAGGGCTAACACTGCCATTGGCCTTATCACTTATACTGCTGGCTACTATAACCTGTTGAGAGGTCATACCATGCCCTCTATTATAATAATGGCTCACCACGGTGCTTGGATAGGTAGTAACAATATCATTTTTAGTAATACTAACCCAGTTAGCACTGCCAGTATGCCTATAAAATGAACCGTCACCCTCGAAAAATATTATAAAATCTATTCCAGGTGTATAAGTAGAATAGTCCACTATCCAAGTGGCAAAATTTTCATAACCATTGTTAGCTGATTGTGTATCACCGTATAGTGGCCATCTCACGGTCATGTTAGGTTCAATAAAAAATATTTGATTGTTATAATCTGGCCCAGTAGGTAGATCTATGTAGGCTCTTTCATTAGCACTGGCTTCTACACAGATAATCCCATCAGCTATAGCACTTTCAGCATCAGCCTGATCCTGTGCCCGCCACCAGGGCCAAACTACTCTACCCGGTGATTGACCATACTGAATAGTTCCAGTATCATTGCGCCATAACTTGTATTTGTAATAGTCACTGGAACTAGTAAATGATTCTGTATAGTCAACACCTCTATAGTTTATCTTAACTATCTTTTCAGGATGTACGCCATAGTTGATTAGATGACTATCAGCAAACACTGTGGGATTTTTTAACCCAGTATTACTATTGATACCTTTGGCCAAATGCCAACGTCTAACTAGGTCAATATAGAAGAAACCTGCACGTACAGTAAACAATAACTCTAAAGGTAGTGCATAACCATATGGAGCAGTTGTTTCACGACGATAAATGGATTTTGAATTAGGATCTCTTATGGTATAAAAATTTGCTCGTCTGCTAAGGCCCTGTCTGTTACCTAATATGATACTGGCGCAGATACTTTCATGAAAAATGCTGGGCTCTAAATTATATGGTTTAAGAACACCGTATAGATAGCTCACAGTCTTATCTTCATAGGCAGGACTCAAATCTTGGGTATAATGACTGGGATTCAATCCACGTGAGGTTAACTCTGCAATGACCTCATCATTAATAAAGTCGTGCCAATCCGTATATCTATATCTCGTACCACCTGTGCCATCTTCATTTTCTGCAAATTCTGGTTGGTTATAGTCAAAAGGATTGCCATAGATAACAAAATCTACATTGAGCCCATCTACCTTACTATTATAACTGCCTGTCCTACGCTCAGTGCTGTCACTGCCCCAACTTGGATCAAAACTCTTATCAAATATATTGGCTATTCCCCAGTTTCTATCAGTGTCTAGGTTTTCGACCACAGATTTACTATAGCTTTGGTTAGTATCATGCCATGCTGGATGAAGGTCTAGTTCTTCATAGGGCTCCACTGCCCACACCCTAGGATCCTGTGCTATCTCAGCAGCTTCTTGGCCTGTCAACATATAATGCGTGTTTCTACTTAAGGGCCTACGACTGACCAATTCAACCCTACGATTTGGTATATGTAACGTACCACCCTCTGTTTCCATGTCTAGATAGAAACTGTCCAAATCCTCGTGCCGATATAATGTGACTACATATTCTTTCATGATTAAGGTATTTATTGAAAATAATACTGCAACTTGATTAGTAGATTAAATATGTATATTATGCTTAAGTTCAAACACTCAGGTGCCTATGGCGACCTTATCTATGGCCTACCCTTGGTCCGACACCTCGGGGGTGGTGAGTTTTATTTACACCTACATCAAATAGATTGGATAGGCCAACACTACTATGGTAGTAGACCTGATCCATTTCATCAGGGACGTCTTACTAGAGATGACTTCTTTGGCCTAGAGGCCCTACTTAAAGCACAACCATATATACAGAAGTTTGAAATATTGGCTCAACAGGAAATCACACATAACTTGGATCGCTTTAGACCATTATTCGTGGGCCACCCTGGTAACTATGTAGACATCTATGCTACTGCTTTTGGTATATCTGACCCTACTATACAGACTGACCTACGCAATACACCCTGGCTCACTGTGCCCACAGCCCGTACGGTCAACGGTAGGCCCATAGTGATCAATCGTAGCCTACGTTGGCTACCCCCCACCTTACCCGATTATTGGCATCAAGGACTAGAAAAAGAACTGGACAAAGACAGCATTTTCCTGGGCCTACCAGAAGAATACAGTGCCTTTACCAAGGCCACAGGTTGGCATAATACTCTATATGTACAAACCAAAGACCTACTTGACATGGCAGAATATATAGCAGGCAGCGAACTGTACATAGGTAATCAGAGCGTGGGACTGGCCCTGGCCTATGGTTTGGGCTGTACAGTACAGGCTGAACTGCGTAGAGACTTAGCACGTGAACGCAATGAGTGTTATTTTCACAACAGGCCTAATACCACTTACTTTTGACATAGAATAACATTTTATGTATAATATACATACACTGACAAACTAGGAGTTAATGATGTACAAATATCAACTTTGGGTTAGAATAAACGACTATCAGACTGTGAATACCATAGTCTATGCTGAAAACGACTACGCCGCAAAAATGCTTGGAGAAGCTCAATACGGCGTGGGCAATGTACTAAACTATACTCGTATCGATGAATAAGCGTCTAGGCATAATACAGAGCAGAGGCTTGGGCGACCTTTATATCAGCCTGCCTATTGCTGGCTATTATAGGGATCAGGGCTATACCATACATTGGCCCATTGCAGAACAGTTCCTAACTACTATGCAGAACTCAGCACCCTGGGTCCATTGGCACAGCCTAAAAGTGGATAATAATCTCTACTTCTACGATACTCCCCTAAAGATCCTAGAAGAACAAGACTGCGAAGATATTATCTGCCTCTATCAGGCTCTGAGCAGTAAACCAGAACTGACTGAACGAGCTGAGTTCCAAATCACTAAGTTTGATCAGATCAAATACTCGGAAGCTCAGGTCCCATTTACTATGAAATGGCGTCTGAATAACTACATTACTCGTAATACAGCCAGTGAACTAGAACTGGTCAATAAGCTAAACTTAGACGGTAGACCCTTGGCCCTAGTACATCTACAGGGCAGTGATCATACTGCACACTTTGACTTTACTGCTATACCAAACGAATATCAAGTTATCACAGTACGCGAAGGACTGACAGATAACTTTACAGACTGGCTAGCCCTGGTTGAACGTAGTGATATCGTTGTATGCGTAGACTCAGCTCTGAGTAATCTTATTGACCAAGTGCAACTAACAGAAAATAGAGACTGCTACTTTATTCCACGTAGTCATATACAACTTACTCCAGTAATGGGCGGCTTATGGCACTATATAGACCCAGACGACGGTACTCGTGCTCGTATAAGAATATTTAGATAATGCACTACATAGTCTACGTACTAATAACTACAATACTATTAACAGCTTGTCATGATACAGGCTGTAGGTATGAACGCTATATACAACTAGAAAGAGATAGCCAAGGTATAATAAGGTATTTGGACTGCGTAGAAGAAACTTGTCCAGGTCTACTACCAAAGAAAACCTGCTACCAACGTGGCTAGAAAACCCCGCTGTAAGGATCGTTATTATGCTGACTATACACTATATAGAAAACCCCGCTGTAGTATATACAGGTTTGACCCGAATACCCCGCTGTAGCAATCTATGCGTATCCTGCTAGGCGCTGCATTCTGCATAGCCTTGGGCTGTGTCATAGGATTTTGGCTGGAGATACTGCTGACTCCAGAACTACCAAACGGTTTTTATAACTGTAAGGACTGCGGCGCAGACTTTAGAACACTATATAGAGAAGGCTGGTTTAGGTGATTGAACCTGAGAAAATATTGGGATATGATGCGAAAGTATCTGCGCATAGCCTGTCATCAGACCAGGTTCAAATCCTGCCAAAACTCTAGCAAACCGTTGTAATTCTGCCGCGAAATCTTCCGGAATCTGACTGAAATCACTTGATTTGACCCCATTTTTCATATACAATAAGTAAAGTAGACACACAGTTTTACATGCCCCCTTAGCTCATGCATGGTTAGAGCAGCGGACTCATAATCCGTTGGTGCGCGGTTCGACTCCGTGAGGGGGCACCAAATTGCCCGTATGGTGAAATAGGTAGACACAAGGGACTTAAAATCCCTCGCTCGAAAGGGCGTGCTGGTTCGACTCCGGCTACGGGCACCAAGGTTATACTGTATATACACTATAACACTACAGTATATACAACTCATAACAGTATAGATTACATATACTATAACTCATAACATTACACATACTATAATATATAACTCATAACGCTATGAGTTGTATATACTATAACCCATAACGTTCGAAATACTATAATATATAACTTCGAACAGTATAAGTTATATGAATTAGAACGTCAGAGTGCCTGTGTTGTTTTTTTGCCACAATTTGACAGTGGGAGCCCATTTTGCTATACTAATGACATGTTAAGCAAAACGGAGCAACAAGTGCAAAAGACTACACGTAAACGGCGTTCGGACAGGACCCACATTGTCTACATGTTAGTGGTCAATGGGCTTCGCTATATTGGAGTCACTGCTAAGACTGAGAGTACTGTATTGAAGTCTGTAAAATCACGTGCCGCTAAACACTTCTACAGAGCAAAGACTGAAGCTAAGGACTGGGCATTGTGTAGAGCACTGAGAGATCTTGCATGCAAGGAAGATATAGAGATTCGTGTTGTAGAACTGCTACGGGGCAAGGCTATAGCACACAAGAGGGAAGTAGAGATTAGGCGTGAGCTTAGGCCCGAGTTGAACACTGATGTAAGGGGAGACTAATGCTTTGTTTTCGCTGTATGAACTCAGTAAGCATGTGGTCAAGTCGTTGTCAGTACTGCACCACAGAGTATGGCATTTTGACACTATGGTTCGTTAACATTGTGGCGTGGATAATAACCGTATGCTTGTTCGGGTTATTGATTTATGCTACAATAGCCTTACAGTAAACAACAAGGAGCAATGATGCGATATCCAGAGTGGATGACTGACGAGGACATTATGGAGTTTGAATACGACATGAATCGCTTTGTAGACAGTTTCGAGCCCCATAGTGTAGAGGCTGTGAACGCAGAGTGCCAGATTGTTGCGTATGAACAACGGCTTGCTGAGATGGAAGAGTATGTGGCTTGGATACAACAAAGACCCAAAGGTTGACTGGGTTATTGATTTTTGCTATACTGTAGGTACACTAAACAAAAGGAGCTAGAAATGAGCAAAGACACCCTTAACACTGTAGAGCTTGCAGTTTCTGTTATGCACGACGTCGCCCGTAAGGCCGCACAAGACGCCTTTGCTAAGTATGGCGACAGGGATTGTTGCGGGTTCGCTCGCATCACTGTCTACGAGAAAGGTAGCACAAAGATGGGCCGGGCTCTGCTTCGGGCAGGGTTCCGCAAGGCCTATAACGGTGGGCTTGAGATGAGTGCCAGTCGTTATACAAATTGCCAAAGCCTTAACATTGCGGAGGCGGCGGCTGAGGCGGCCGCAAAGTTCCTCACAGAGCACCTGGGCGTTAAGGCCTACATGAACAGTCGTATGGACTGAGGGGAGGGGCGAAAGCCCTTTCACTTGACTGGGTTATTGATTGGTGCTATAATAGCATTACACTGAAACACTAAGGAGCGACATTATGTGGACTAGACAAGATTCATATCGCAGCCGTAGATACACTTGCGAACTCTTAAGCCTTGTAGAGGACGGCATGATCGACAAGGACACCTTAATTAGGGACTTGTTGGGCTACTTGAGCGAGAGTGAAGTAGCGGACTTTGCTCGCAAGAATGACTTAATTACCTGGCTTGACCGCGAGGATGAGGAAGAAGATGACGGACAGCCCGATGAAGCACAAGAGTGGTATGACTTTGACCCAGACTGCTAAGGAGTAGACTATGTTGACTGTAATCGCTTATAAGAAGGACGCTAGGACTAGAGTGAAAGAGCGCATGGTCTTCAAAGAGGACTTTGACACTGAGGACTTGGAGGGCCTAGACAGCACCATGCGATATACTTTTCCCAGCAAGAAGGGTTATCGTTATGAGATACACAAGAC